AATATCGCCAATTAAATATTGATTTGCACCTGTTCTTGTTGGGTCCCATGCAAAACCAGGTATTCCTTGTGGTCCTTGAGGACCAACAGCACCTGTACGAATACTTACAAATATTAAATGTTGATTGTTGCTAAAGTTAGTACTGCCAGTTCCACCATGAGTATCAATTGTTACTGGAATTGTGTCGTAACCAGTTTGTTCTGTTGTTGGACCAGTTACTTCCCATCTTTGGAAATTTGTAGAAGTATTAAAATCTTGTAAAACAATAAAATCTCCAATATCAAATGAATGCAAGAATAAATTAACATCAACACCATCTCTATCAATATGATTTATATTTAATGCAGTTGCATTTATCTGTGTTGAGTTATTCCAAAGCAAATGCCCTGTTGTAGGATTACCAGTTGTTATATTTGTTTTTGCATTGTAATCAAAAAATGATGCTGATTCACCATTAGCACCTGCAGGACCAGTAGCCCCTGTAGCACCAGTTTCTCCTGTATCACCTTTAGGACCCTGAATTCCTTGTTCACCCTGAACACCTTGAATTCCTTGTGGACCCTGATCGCCAGTATCGCCTTTAGGTCCTTGGATTCCTTGTTCACCTTGTGGGCCAGTATTTCCAGTATCGCCTTTAACACCTTGAATTCCTTGATTACCAGTATCGCCCTTAACTCCTTGGATACCCTGAATTCCTTGGATACCCTGAATTCCTTGCTCTCCTTGTGGTCCAGTGTTTCCTGTATCGCCTTTGTCACCTTTTGCACCCGTTGCTCCAGCAGGTCCTTGCGGACCAGCAGGGCCTTGCGGACCAGTTGCAATGCTTATTCCTGATGCAAGAACTTTAATCTGACTTGGAGAAAGAACTTCAACTTCTCCATTAAGTAGTGGTGATTCAGATGTTACTTTTACATAGCCAAGAGTCATCGTGTTACATCCTCTTCTACTGCTATTCTTCCTCTGAGTACTGTAGAAACCTTATCGTTTACTGAATTAATACCTTCAATATCAAAATAACTAGTCAATGGAAGGTCTGAGTTATCAAGAATAATTGTTAATGCATTGTCAATTTTTGTAATGGCAAGAGTTTGTATTGCTGCTGCATCTGATGGGTATTCTCTAACTTTACCTGTAAAAGTCCAGTCTGTTAGATCAAGAGCAGCATCGTTTTCATCTACCAAAAACACTGTCATTTCAGTAGTATCATTACGGTAGGTTTGCCACTCAACTGATGGCGGTATTAAATTCAGGGTTTCCATTGATTTCCTCCAAAGGTTAATCTACCTTAATTGTACAATTGATGTATGTTGACTAACCCTGAAATTATCGCTGCCGTTTTCGCTGGCGCAGTGTCTATCCTTGGAGCATTCTTTGGCTTCTCCAAATGGATGATTACCAAGTTTTTATCTGAACTCAAGCCAAATTCGGGGTCCAGCATGAAAGACCAAATTACAAGACTAGAGAGTCGTGTGGATGATATCTACTCAATTCTAGCAAAGGAGCATCATGGCTAAGAATGTATACTACGAAGGAAAACTCATTCCTGTAAAAGACTGGGACTACGATACAAAGCGTCCTAAAGTTAAGAAGAAAGAGTCGGTTAAGACTGAGGTAGAACTACTGCCAGAGGTGCAACCAAGCACTGAAGAATAATTAAATAACAAAACCCTCCCAAAAGTTATCAGACATCGTGGGAGGGTTCTGCATTCCTGGAGGCAGCCAGAAAGTTATACTGGGATCATTGTATATTGTTTTTCAATATTTAAAGGCATCCCTGTTGGAGTAAAGTCACCAATCTTTGTCCAACCCGAAGTTGGAGGAGTTGCTCCAAGATCAGGACTTACAAATACTTCATAAGATATTCCTGCACATACTGGGTTTGGTGTGCCATCATAATTACTCCATCTTGAAAATTGTGCTCTAAATTCTGTTATATTGTTAACTGGTGTAGTACCAAAATCTCCAATAAGTTCCCATTTAGTTCTAAATGTTCCATCAAGAGATTTAACTCTAAGCCCAGTAGTGTTAAAAAGTATTGATGTTCCTATTGGCTCAATTGTTGTTGGTTCATAAGGTCCTGGGCTTTGTGTTCCAGGATACCATTGCATTGAGTATGTATTTGATCTTGCCTTAATTAGACTATTTGAAGTATCAAAAGAATATTGTGGAGTAGTTTGTTGAACCGTATTTCTATTAAATATTGGACGGAACTGATTAACATAAGGAGTATCCCAAGCATTTATTCCAGTGTGTTCTTTTTGTGCAAACTTTATATATCTAATAGGATAACCAAGAAGTGATTCTACTATTACAGGCTCAGTTGTTGTTCTTGTTACTACGCCACCATTTGTTACAGCAAGAGTTACTGTATAAGTTCCTTTAGCAGCATATGTTTTTACTGGATTCTTTAATGTAGATGTTGTTCCATCCCCAAATGTCCATGCATAAGAATCTGCAGTTTCCACTGATGTAAAAGATACAGTTCTATTATCAAATGTATATTTAAAATACGGAATTTTTGGTGGCATTGGTCTAATTGGTGTCATTGTATAGTCTCTACCAAATTCTTGTCTTGGAGCAGGATTTGGATTTGAATTTAGAAAATCCCAATACCCAATAGGATAAATTCCACCAAAAGAATCATTAACATTAACATAATATCTACCGTAACTATTGCCTTGATAACCATATGGATCATCAAATCGCATGTTTATACTGTTTATTTGTTGTGTCGTTGGAACAGTTGTGTTAGTCAAAAAGCCAGGAGTACTTCCTCCACCCTGCCATGCTAACCCACCTGTGTTTGGATAAAGAAGTATGTTTCTTGTTAAGCCTGTTCCACTTGTTGGTGCTATTTGTGATCCACCTGCTCCCAGGTATTGATAAAAAACTTCTCCTGGGTCAGTTGTTGATACTGTATTTGCATTAAATGATAAATTAGCACCATCTGATCTCAAACATCTTAAATAAGACATCATTAGATCACTACCCTCACCACCAGATTGCACTCTTACATTGGTTACAGGAAGTGTTCCAGTATTATAGATAGAAGCAATTGTAATATCTTTAGTAACTGATGCTGTCTGTTCCCAAATATTTCTAGTTGTTAATGTAACAGAAAAAGTTAATGGAACTGATGGACTTCCAGCATATGTTTTTACAGGATTTTTAAGTGTTGAGGTTGTACCATCACCAAAATTCCAAAAGTAAGCGTCTGGCTCTTCAAAGCCAACATTTGTTGATGTGTTTGTAAATGTAACAACACTTCCGTTTGCTACCCATGTAAAGTTTGGAGTCATTGTTGGTCTTGCTAATGTTACTGTTCTTGTTCTTGTGTTAAATACTTTTTCACCACCAACACCATAAGCAAAAACTCTTAAACTAACGCTGTAAGTAGTTTGGTCTGGTGCTGGATCATAGACTTTTACAGGATTTTGCAAGGTAGAAGTAGTTCCATCTCCAAAGTTCCAAAGATAAGAATCTGGCTCTCCAATTTCATTATTACGTGAATCATCAGTAAAAGTTACTTGGCCAAAGTTATTTATTAAGTTTTGACTCCATAAAAATTCAGCCTCTACTTCTGGTGTTCCAACTGTTAATTTAACATGTGGAGCAATTACCCAACCATTTTTTAAAATTATATAAGGAATGACATACCATTCACCTGTTCCAAATCCACCAGTTGGTAAATCTCCTGTAAGTATTCCATCATCGTCAAAGTTCCAGGTTTGAGTTAATCCATTTCTTTGTAATCCATTTTTATATCTTTGACCACCTACTGAATAAACCCATTGTTCATTTACATTACTATTTGTTCCATTTAAGCACCAAATAACTTCAGCAATATCTTCTGTTGGAAAGTCTGTAATTGTTGCAGTAAAGTTAAAGTTAGAGTCTCCAGTTAAAGAGTTCATTTGAATTGTAGGTTCTTGACCTTGATATGTAAAAGCAATTTCATTTTGTGCTGGCTTAAATGTAAAACCCATTTCCCATTTATCTGGAGTAATACTATGAGTAATACCAGCAATGTCATAAAATCTATTAATTACTTCAGTATTACTAAGTTGATGCTTTATTCTTATAAATTGATTAAGTTGAGAAAAACTATATGTGTAATCATTTTGAATATCTTCAATTCTAGCATTATCAAATGTAATTTGTTGTATTTCATCAGAACCAAAACCAACTACCTGAAATATATCTTGGGCATATAAATCTAATGAGTCATTTTCTACAAATGCTGTTGCAAAAATTGTATCTAACCCTACTGCAACTGATGTATCGTTTTCATTAACTTTAAATGGTGGATAACTTTCTGTTGTTGTTTCTATTGGGTCCTGAAAAGTTGGTCCAGACCATAATCTAGTTTCATTAGATATTGCTAATGATTTAGTTCTTCTGTTGTAACCATTATTAATTAAGATTGACTCATAAGGTCTGCCGTCGGCAGGATCAGAACTAAAGTTTAGTGTTGGGAACTCTAATGCTGGATCTGAGATTGGTGGCCAAAAGAATGCATTATATTTTGCATATGGATAGACATCAATTATATTTGGCGCTGTTCTATAATCAATTGAACAATAATTTAAATTTGTTTTAGTATATTTGTTTAATACCTCTAAAAGTGTTTCTCCAAGATCTGGCAAATATCTTGCTGGGTTATAACCTAAATAATTATCATATGGCAATGATGGCTGAATTGCACCTGGTACTGATGGTTCAACAATAGGGTCAATAACATTAATACCCACTGGAACAAAAAGTTCCCATTCAGGACGATTTACTAAAGCAGTTAAACTTGGACCATTAAGATCTGGGCCAACAGTATCACTTAAACTTAATGCAGCATCTCTGATATCTTGTGATACAACCGTTCTTTGCAATAAACCAAAAGCATCTGTACCAGTAATTGTAATTATTGGGTCATCTTTTCTTTGGTATTGAACATCTATATCTGTTATAAAACCAGCAAAAAATGTATTTGTTTTTCCTTCTTCAGCATTTCTGCTGTCTCTGAATTCAATTGTTGCACCTTCAACTATATTAGAATTAAATTTTGGGTCAAGACTTGAATTGCGGCTTACAAGTGTAAATAAGCCAGTATCTATTTGTTGTTGTGGTCCTTCATATACATCTGTTCCAAATTGAATGTCTACACCAATAATTCCTGAAGTAATATCTTCGTAAATAGGAACTGGTGGGTTTGGATAAACAGGTGGTTCATAACCTATAAGCAAATGTGCGCTAAATACATCTGATACTGCCATTAGAACCTCGCCTGTGTACTTACTTTGCCGTATTGCTTAATTGCACTTGATACCTGGCGACCAAGGGCTGCACCATTAGTACCAAGTCCTGCGTTGATTACAATGTTAGTTCCTGACTTTGATTGTAGTGATGGTAATGATAATCTTGGCACTGAAAGACCTGTTTGTGCTTTATTTGATACTGCTTTTACAGCAGGAGCGTTAAATGTACTTGTCAAACCGCTAATAATGTTTTTACCAATACCAGCAAATACTTTTGATGGAGAAGATATTCCCAAAGCCTTTTCAGCCCAATCAGGAATAAGGTTTTTAAAGAATCCAGTTACTCTATCCTTAAGCCATCCTGCCATGTTCTGCATACCATTCCAAAGTCCTTTTACAATGTTTACACCAACTTCAAGCATCTTTCCTGGTAGGGCATCAAATGCATCTCTGATGGTGTCAATGTAACCAACAATCTTATCTTTAAGTTCCATTACCTTTGCCCAGGCTTTTGGAACTACATCTTTAACCTTTTCCCAGAACTTACCAACTGCTGCAGTAATGCTATCCCAGTTTTGTACAAGAAGAACAATTGCTGCAATAACCAAGCCAATACCAAGTCCTGCTAAAGCAATCTTTAATAGATTAGTTGCTATTGTTGCTGCACCAATTCCAACGGTAGATCCTTGAGATACTAAACCAAGAGTAACCATTGCTGTTTTTGCAGATGCAAGGAATGTAAGTACTGGTCCACCAATTGCAACAAGTGCTGTAAGACCTAAAATGACATTTTGTACTGGACCTGGTAGTTCAGTAAACTTTTCAATTGCTGTTGTAACAAAACCAATTAACTTTTCAATAGTTGGAAGTAGTTTCGCTCCAATTGTTTCTTTAAGATTTGCTAATGTTACATCTAATTTCTGTGATGCAGTTACATTGCTTTCTGCTGCATTTCCATACTTCTTCTGTCCCGCTTCAATAAGCAGATTAAGTGCACCTTGATTATCTCCAGCCTTAGACATTGTTTCTGCCATGGCATAGGTTGCATCATCAAGATCAGGAATGATCTTTGACATTTCTTTTGCAGTTAATTCACCATCAGCAAATGCCTTTGCAAGTTTTCCTGTTACTGCATCAGCACTAAGTGCTCCACCTGTGTATGCTTCAACATCAAATGCAAGATTAACTAACTCAGCAGATGCTGCTTTAGCGTCTGCAGGCAAACGAGAACCAAGTTGTGTTGCTAATTGGATAATTACATCGTTGTCAACTGCAATTGCTTTACCAAAAGCATCAGCATCTTTTGTAATCTTTTCAAGAGCAGCAGAGCCTTCGCCAAATGTTGTTGTGGCTGCTCGCATTGTTTCTTGGGCTTCTTTAGCCTCATCAATGCCCTGCTTTAAAAATGTAACGCCTTGTTTTAAAACAAAGGCAGAAGCGGCTGCACCAGCGGCAGCGGCAGCACCTTTAAGTTTAGATGACATGCCATCAATTTGTGTATTGGCATCATTAATTCCAGAGGTAAGTTTTTGGGTTTGAGCAACAATATCAATTGTTATCTGGTTAGCCATTCCTATTCCTCCTGTTGAGTGCAGTTACAATTGCACTGTATTCATCCAGCGTCATGTCCCAAAACTGATCTGGCGTATATCCTGTTTCTACACAGAAATCCGCCATTATGCTTAGGCTGGATTCACTTCTTTTGGGACAGTAAATTCAACTCCAGCAAGGTCAGTCAACTGTTGGATTGACATTTCTTCTGCTTCTCCTATTGTAAGGCCTGGGTTGTTTCGCTTTGCCATCATGTATTGCATAGCGAATGCTAGTTTTGACTTGGACTTGCTTTCAGTCCATTCGTCCATAGGTAAGTCTAAATATTCTTCTACTTCTGTAAGTTCTTTCCACTTCAGAGTATTCATTAAATCAAAATCGTTCATTACTGCCTCCTGTTAGTTTAAGTCGTATTGCTTTATTGCTTTTTGGATACTGTCATTATACTTTTCAATGATGTAACCCATGTTATCTTTAACTGCTGGATTTAAATAAGGTTGAGCCTTAATATTTCTATCTGGCCAACCATATTCAATTACTCCTGCATAAGGTACTGCTGCACTGCCTGCTAGTATCTGTGCCTTCTCTGCTGAAGGATTACCTTTAACAGATGAAGCCAAAGCACCAGTTAATACAGGTGCCATAGCAGAGGCTTTCTGAGATAGAGTCGTACTTAGTTCTTTGTTAAGTTCTATGTTTGACTGTAAATCTCTAGCCAGTTTATTAAGAGAGTCTGTGACTTCCTTAACACCCTGGATAGTTATTTCCTCTGCCATGGCTACTGCTTAGGACTCTCTACGAACTGGCTTTCCTTCTAGGATAAAGTTAAGGTCGTATACAAAGTATTCGCCTGCTGCTCCACCTAGATCAGGAATTGTCTCAGCGTAGCCTCTTGCTTCAAACAATGGCTGTGATGCTGATGGTGAACCGTTTCCGTGTGGTGAGAATACGATATCTACTACTGCGCCTGGGTTTTCCCAAAGGTAAGTATGTAGTGATGCTGCTGCTGTGTCCTGGAATCCAGTTACAGCGCATGTGAAATCAAGTGAATCTTCATAGTTTCCGAAACCAAGTGTTCCTACTGCAGATGAGAATGTAACATTGCTCACTGAGCCTGCGTAGTCTGTTCCTTCAACTGAGAAGACGATTGATTTGCCTCTAATTCTTGCCATATCAATTTCCTCCTTCAATGTCTATTGAAATATTTATGTTTGTTGCTAAAAACCTAGATCCGTTTACCTCTTGGATAAATGGTTTATCTACGGTTAATGTTGTTGCTGCGGTGTATTCCCAAATTGCAGGGATAAGAGTATCAAGTGTGTCATCAAGATTTTCTGTTTCTGTTTCATTAGTTGCATACGGTACTAAGATAAGTACTTTCCAATTAGATGCATAGTCTGCATCGTATTGATTTTCATAAACAGTAATGAACTCAGTGTCAGGTTCCATAATCGCACAAAGTGGATTAGGTCTTGCTGGTACAAACTTGTAAACCTTTGAGACACCACCAAGAATGATGGCACTTTCTAGTTCTGCTCTAACTCCTGCTAAATTCATCCGAATCTCACCATGTATCTGTTAAGTAAAGGATACACACCAACGAGTGGGTCTCTTGCAGTATTTAATGGCGCACCATCATAAGTTGCATATTGAGCCACACCCATTGGTGCGTTACGACGATTAAATAGTTCTGAACCAACCTCAAGGTAGCAACGCTTCAACACACCAACAGGAACTTTGGTAGATGCAATATAACTTGCAACCAAATCCTTAGATGTATCCCAGCATTCTTCCACATAAGCGTCATCGTTAGATGAAGCACCTACATAAGCCTTGAGGTCAGTCCAGTCCATTTTAGTCTCCTATTAATTAATTATGCAATCTTGCAAAGTGCCTTTGGATCAGTTACTGCAATACCTAGGTATCCGTAAACTGAGAATGAGTTTGTAAGATTTGTGATTTCTTCGTTGTTCAAACGGAAAGGTGCACCAGCAGATTCGTAAGTTGTGATTGCTGCTGAGTTACCTGCGTAGAATGAAAGGTTAGCAAGTGATGGGTCAACTACGATTGGTAGACCAAGAACATTTCCTGTTAGACCAACTGGGTTGATGTTTCCATAAGTGTTAACTGTTGCACCAGTGTTTGAAAGAATTGGACGGTCCATTGTGTCAACTGTCTTAGCCATCAAACGGAATACATCTGATGAGACAAGGATGAACTCTAGTGGAAGTCCTGTATCTCCGTTAACCTTTACTGCTGCTTCTGCAAGAGAATCAATGATTTCTGCAGCAGTCCAAGCACCAAGTGCTGACTGATTAAATAGTGCAGCATCTGTAATTAACTGCTGACGCATTGCTGCGTTTGTAACTGATGCATACTTAGCAACCATTGCACGGAATGCTGTGTCAACATAGTTGATTGATGAACGCTCTACAACCTGGCGTGACATATCTGTGTAACCACCGTATGTCTTGATTGGTGCTGTTGCTGAAGTAAGAGTCAACTTACCATAAGCAAGTGTGTCTCCTTCTGCAGCCTGATTTGCAACATCAATTGTGTTGGTATTAATTTTTGGGTATTCAACATTCATTCCGTCTGGTGGTAGTGCTCCAGATGAGAATACTGAGTATGTAGGACGACCTGCGTTTAGGATACGAACTGTATCTGAAACCCAAGCGTTCTTCATGATTGTGTCTGCTGAATCTGCTCCTGTAAATGTACGGTGAGCATCAACATCTCCTGATGCTACTGCCTTTACATATTCTCCGTATGAACGGAATTGTGGTGCTGAGACTGAAGGTGTCTTTTCTGATGTAATAACATCTAGACGACGCTCCAACTCCTCTGCGTGATTACGAACTTCTTCAATTGCTGAAGTGTAATCAGGTGTTGTGTTTTCCATGGATATTTCCTCCTGATTGGTTTCTTCTCTGACTGAAAGTACTTCAGCCTTGTCGTATGCGGGAAATGCTACTAAGGATACTTCCTTGAGATTTACCTTCTTACGAATTATTGTTTTGTCTTTCTTTTCATCTGTTACAGGAATAAAGCCTACTGAGAAAGAACGGATTGCTCCATCCTTAACCAAGTTAAGTGTTTCATTTCCTAAAACTGTTTCTGAAATCTTTGCCTTAATCATAAGGCCTTCATCAGATTCTGTCATTTCTGTGACGACACCAATGATGTCTTCATGGTCACGGAATAATTTAACATTGGCAGTCAAGTCAATTGCGCCTTTTTCAAAACGCTCTGACCATCCTCCACCAATATCAATTGTGTCGTTATAAGGAACAGCCAGACCTTCAACTGTGCGAAGTTCTGCGTCTGTTGCTCTTATCTCAAAACTGCGGGTAATCATTTCATTCATAGTCATTACTCCATTTTAGTCCACAAGTTGAGTGTCACCTACGACATCAACTGGGGCCTGGTCTTGTGTTATTTCTGACATGCCTTCCATCTCACGGACTTCTGGAACTGTCAAGAAATTATTTGTGAGTCCAATTGCATAAGACTCATATCTTGTTTTTACATTGGGGCGAAGGAACTCTGTAAGATTAAACTCAGCATACTGTCCTCTTGGCAGAAGATCAGTGATAGCCTGTTGGATGCGAACAATATATTGCTGCAATCCATCTTCAAATAACTTTGCTCTGTCTTCGTTACCGTTGACATAGGTCATGCCTTGTCCTTCAATTCCCATTCCCAAGTACATTGTTGGCACACCAAACATCATTGCGATTTGGCGTGTTATGAACTTCTGGTTTTCTAGGAACTGTGCTTGCTCAGGACTTAGTGCGATTGAATCATACTTAAGTCCAGATGAAAGGACTGCAATACTTCTTTCTTGCTGAGATGCAACGAATGCTTCTTTATTTTGTCTTGCGACATCTGCAGAAAGAAATTCTGATGTTGTTAATGTACCTGTTGGTACTGCTGCTGTTCTAAACCAATTGTCTGCATAGTTATGCAAATCAAGTGCTGAACGCAGAACTGATCTGTGGCGTTGCAATGGACCTTCACCAAGTAGTGATGTTGCTGATGGGCTGTGCCACAACTTAAGATGCTTAATATCTCTTGCATCATATCTCTTTGAGAAGTATGTGTAGTAAATTTTTCCATCGCCATCTACTGCAACACTAACATCTGTTGGATGTAAATTTGTAATGTTTACAATTCCTCTTGGTCCTCTGCGAATATGCCAAAAAGCATTTCCGTAAACTGCCATGTGAATTAATGTTGTGCCAAGCCACTCTGCTTGAGATATTTGATTTTCAAGGTCTGGTGTTTCTAACCAAAGTGGTGTTGGAAGTTGTGTGTTGCCTCTGTAAACATTAACAGGTATTTGCATTACTGCAGTTTCTAATACTGATGTGGCACGAGACACAGCAACAAGACTAAGGGCAGTGGTTGGCGTTACACCAATCTCTACTCTTGCTGGTGCAGTGTTTGCTACTCCACGATTTTCTGTGTCAGGAACAAACATTGGTTCTACTTCATAACCAAGTCTGCTGATTAGTCTATCTCTAAATGCCATTTGCTTCTCCTCAATGTACCATCTGCTGTGGTTTGATTTGTGTTTCCACAAACCAGACGGCCAATACTGTTGCTACTGCTGCATCTATTTCAGTTCCGCTATCTTTACGGGCAATCCTCCAGGATTCTCCGCTATTTTTGCGTACTGCTCGCTGCATTTGCAAGGTAACTATATCATCTTGTGGATGAATTAATTCCTTTTTCATAATTCTACTGTATGTGTTGTTTGACGCAGAGATAATATCTTTAGTACTTGTTGTTTGAACTCTGAATCCCTTTTGTTTTAGGGCAGATGCCAAGTCACCCAAGACTCCTACATCCATAATGAAGGGCTTGCCGTATTGTGCCAACTTAATACAGGCTGCAATAATCTCATCAATGTTTGTATTGTTAAATGATGCAACCAATTCAGTAGCGATCATGCCATCTTCTCTAAGTTCTGCGGTAACAATAGAGCAGTATTCCCAACCAGAGGTACGCTCAATAGCAAACACTTCAGGGTTTGTAGGCCTACCGTTTGGACATTGAGACCACGCTCCTACTGGAATCCAAGCGTTCATACTGGATACAAACTGGTTTAAACGGTATCTTCTAGCGTCTGGTTCAGGCATTGTGGCTAGTTCATTCTTGACTGATTCCCAGTTTAGGATGCCAGATGCAAGATTAGGGTTTGCTCCACGAACTGCTTCTTCATCATCTAAAGCACAGCCCTTTGGTGCTTCCCAACAGAAAAAACCAAATCTTTCTAAGTCTTCCTGTCCATTAATGGCTGCCATTCCTCTTTCGTACAAATGTTTGAGAAGGTTTGATGTGTCATCGCCAGCAGTTGTGATACCAATGGTCAGGCCATCTGTGCGGGTAGCAGAACCAAGCGACATAGCAGTCCACACATCTTCTTTGGCCACATGCAACTCATCAAAGATAACCATAGAAGGATGCAGACCTTGGGCCGTTGCAACATTAGCACCAATAACCTTATACATACCTGTACCATCTTTAGTCCATAGTCCTCTATGTTCCGTGGATTTGCTAAAGAAATGTGCAAGCAATTCAGATGAATCTACCTGGTGTTTTAGCCTGCGATAGACTATCTTAGCCTGATCTGCAGAGGCTGCAACAGATATAACTTCAGGGGCTGGCTCATGCAGAAGCATCCCATACAGGGCAAATAAGGCACCTAGGAGGCTCTTTCCATTCTTTCTAGGCATAGATATTACCACCTGCTTATAACGCAGCCTACCAGCCTTAGACGGGTCGTGGAAGTCATCAGGGTATCGCTCTAAGACATGGCGGATTAACCACTTCTGCCAGTCAGTTAATACCAATATCTCATCATGTTTCTCAGGCAAACGCCATAATGTTTGAGATATATTGATGACCTTTTCCCCATCAGTCTGGAAGTCCTCAGATAAAGGTTCTGTCCAATAGGTGGGTAACCAATTAGCCGTTGGCAATAGCCTGTAACATTTCTGCAGGAGACATCTCAGTGCTCTTGCGGTTATTGAGCAGACCAAGGTTTGATAGCAAACCAATTAGGATAGGTGCATTCTGATGACGCTTATCTGGATGGGCATCTATGGTTTCTGCCAATAAGACTGCTTGCTTGGCTGCTGCCATATCTACTTCATCTAACCATGTAGCCTTGGATATAGACAATCTCACACTATCTGCTAGGGTTTGATCTAGATCCAATGGCTCATTTACTTTTGATACATCTCTAAGACCTCTAGGGCCTTGGCTCATTCCTGTTCTCATATTGCTCCTTTTACTATTTTATATTTCTGGTTTTTCATCATACTCTTACAGGGTCCCCCATTTGAAAATAAAAAAACCCCAAACCTTTTTATTTCAAACCTTCAAACCTTTATATCCGCATATCGTCCAAACCTTGATAGCCAGGATATATGGTTTGTTATGCCAATAGGGATATTGCTTATCTCTTCTGATCCCCCGCCATTTTGGGGAAGATTTGACAAACCTTTGTTTGCGTGGTATGCGGGAGAAAGGGAATTCCCCGTCTCAAGGTTTGAGATGAACTGTCTCACTATTTGGACAGGCCTTAAAGAGGCCTCTCTTTTAAGAGTAACCAAACCTTCATAGCCTACCAAACCACGCTCATCCATAACGCTTATTCCAATACCTTAATCTCATTAGTACCTTATCTTGTCTACCACTGTTACATTTGGTACATGCTGGTAATAGGTTGCTTAATTCATTACCCCCGCCTTTTGACACAGGTATAATATGATCAGCAGTATTGGCTACCCCATTGCAGTAATGACATGTCCATTGACTAGCCTCAAGGACTATCTTCCTATTACGCTTATACTCAGCACTGCTATATGGGCTACTCATCACTCTCCAATAGGGCTTGTAGACTCATAGTATCCCATTGATCGTCGTCCTCCACAACAGGGTTCCCATATTGATATACCGTGTTCTTCACACCAGTAGACGATGGTGCTGCCCTCTGGAGCAGTCTCTCTGTCCTTTGCCATACTTCCTCATAATCTGCCCAGTTAAAGGCTAATTGCCCTATGTTCACTAGGTCTAGTAGATGTGCTGCACATACCCAATCCCAGTCATCATGGTAATAATAGGCTGATTGCCCACATCTTACACATACCCTGGGCCTTTGGGTAGTCTTGTACTTGCCCAGGTAATAGAACGGGTTATTTGAGAAACCATATTTGGGGTGTGCAGTCATATCCTATCTATTATATCAGCAACAGCCTTATTAAGCGTTCCTACATCTTTTTGGTTAGGCTCTCTATCATTGGCCAATGTGAATATGGCAGAATAGCCCTTGAATAGCCTTTCTTCTATAGTCTTTCTAATAGCCTGATTGTCTCTCATATCACTAAGAGCATAGTACTTTCTTTCCCATATCTCTGCTACTTCTTTCTTTGGTCTTCCCCGCTTTTTCTCAGTCATTTGTAGGCCTTTTCTTTTGTAGGCTTATGTTCTCAGATTGTAGGATTACCTCTATATGGTTAGTGTTCACACATTTACGGTTATGGCATATGTGGTTTAAGACCATCCTATCGCCTCTACGCTCTGATCCACTGCCCATAGGTAATGCTTCCATACCATGCTTAAGTGCCCAGGCAAAGCGATGAGCAAATACAGGGTTTCTATAAGTCAAGCCTGCATCATTAAAGGCTATGCCCATTACAGCGTAGCCATTCTTATTAGTTGATTTAGTCCAAACAATACAGCCATCCTCTTGGACCATGGTATTCTTATGGAAGGTGTTTATGATCTTTGGTCTTGTGATACCGTGGGCTATTGCCCTATCTTTATTAGTTGTCATATACTAATTATACCCCTAAATCAGGTATTTGTCAAGTTACTATATATTATATATAAAGATAGTTTGTAAAACTATTAGGATATCTTTCTTTCTTATATATATTTAAGTATACACCATTTACCCTTGGCAGATACCTAAAATACCCTTTTCTTAAATGAACTTTAGATGAATTCTTTCTGAGAGTTTTCTGAGAACCTTATATCTATGGCTAATTAAAAGGCTTTCTTGGTATAAGAAGACCAGAACCGCCTAAAAGTGTCTTAAAAGGGCCTTAGAAGCCTTTTTAGAAGGTAGTTAGAGCCACTCTCTTCCAGGTATTAGTTGCTGTAGCGACATATAGCCAGTCAGTATCAACTGCTAATTGCCCTCTTACACCAGTGCTTGTGGATGTGGCAGGGGCTGTAGAAGCAGCAGCAGTAGTTAATCCACCTGTACCATTAACAAATCTTTCTGCTGATCCACCTCTAGTAATAAATTGTGGTGCTGTTATGCTTCCCCAACCATTTATTCCAACTGAAGCGTTAGTACCAGCAATATTTGATGAACCAGCATTATATGCACAATTAGTTATTGAAAATATTCCACTTGCGCCTAATGAAATAGGTCTAAGTGCAGTAGCAGCCATGTTATATACTGTACTGTTTGCCATATTTACAAAACCACCTGTTTGAGTTATTGCATTGGTAGCATCGCTATATACTTGTGAATCAATTATAAAGACAGAACCACTTGTTACTGTTGTTGTGTATATATTTTTAATATTTTTAAATATAACAACTGCAGAGGTATTATTAATTGTTGGAGTACCCGCTTGAGTACCGTCATCAAAACGAGTAATTCCAGGACCTGTAATATTTACAGCACCAACTCCATTTCTTGGACCAGTAACAACTACTGTTCCTGAAGAAGATTTATTAAATGTACCTACAGAGTTGTTGTTTATAGTTGCAGAAGCAGTTCCTGTAATATTTAGTGTGCCAATATTTACACCATTAATTGTTGCACCCGTTGCTGCAGAATCAATTGTTAATGTTCCAATTTGTACTTGGCTTGCTGTTCCTAATTGTGTAATGTTAGATGCAGATATTGTTATACCTGCTTGTCCTGGAAGTGAAACAGTTTCTGAATATGTACCAGGATGAACTATCAATGTAGTTCTTGTAGAAGTTACAAGTTCTAAAGCCTTTGTAATTGTTGCTACTGGCTTTGTGAAATCACCATTACCTGTTGTATCGTTTCCATCTGTTCCTGATACATGGATTTCTCTGTCATACCCTGCAAAATCTGGTCCTGGAATTCCTTGAGGGCCAGTATCTCCAGTGTCTCCCTTAACTCCTTGATCTCCTTGAATACCCTGGATTCCTTGTTCTCCTTGGATTCCCTGAATACCTTGTATTCCTTGTTCTCCAGTTTCGCCTTGGATTCCTTGAGGACCTTCAGGTCCAACTTCTCCTTGAATACCTTGGATTCCCTGATCTCCAGTGTCTCCTTTAGGACCTTCAGGCCCTTGGATTCCTTGCTCACCTTGAATACCTTGAATTCCTTGCTCTCCTTGCGGACCAACAAATGAGTATAGATTCCAATAAACACCTAATGAATCAGGTGGAAGTAATGCATCATTGTTTGCAATACAAATGTAGTAATTTCCAAGATAGTTTACAATATCGCCAATTAAATATTGATTTGCACCTGTTCTTGTTGGGTCCCATGCAAAACCAGGTATTCCTTGTGGTCCTTGAGGACCAACAGCACCTGTACGAATACTTACAAATATTAAATGTTG